CGAGGTCCTGTACGGCGGGGCGGCGGGCGGCGGGAAGACGAAGGCCATTATCATGGACGCTTTGTTCCGTTGCCTGAAATGGCCCGGGACTGTTGCGGTCGTGTTCAGGCGTTCTTACCGAGAACTGGAAGACACGGACATCAAGGAAGCGCAGGCGAGTTACCCTGACAGCCTCGCAACATACAATGCCGGTCGCCATGAATTCGCCCTGTTGAACGGGAGCAAGATCCTGTTCCGTCACTGCGAGAACGAGGCTGACCGGTTCAAGTACAGCGGCCTTGAAGCGCAGCATATGTACTTTGACGAGCTGACCACGTTCACCCAAGTGATCTACGATTTCCTGAAGACCCGTCTTCGTGCGAAGAAGGCGCTTGGTTGTGTGCCGGTTGTAAAGAGCGCCAGCAACCCCGGCAACATAGGCCACGGCTGGGTGAAGAAGCAGTTCGTTGATTCCGGACCATACCTGGAGATCCGGGTGCAGGAGATTTACTCCGAAGCGCTGCACAAGGCGAAGAAGATCAAGACCCAGTACATTCCCTCCCTGGCGATGGAGAACCCGTACATTACGGATGACTACATCTTCGAGCTGGAGCAGAAACCGGATGCGCTGAAGCGGGCGCTTCTGAACGGAGACTGGGATTCCTTTGAAGGCCAAGTGTTCGTCGAGTTCAAGAACGAGCCATCTCACTACATGGACAGGAAGTGGACGCACGTCATTGAACCGTTCGACATCCCGCTTGACTGGCCCCGGTACTTCAGTTTTGACTACGGGTATTCAGAACCGTTTGCCTGCCAGTGGTGGGCGATTGATCCGAAGGGCATTGCGTACTTGTACCGCGAATGGTACGGCTGTGTACCGCACAAGGCCGACACGGGTATCAAGCTCACGCCGGTTCAGATCATGGAAGGCATCCTTGAGCGCGAGGCTCCGGAGATACAGGACAACCTCCGCGTCCTGCGTGTTGCCGATTCGTCGATCTTTGACAAGGACAGGGGCGACTCGATTGCCGACCAGATGGCTCCCGGGTATTACGGGCGGCACAAAGGAATCGTCTTCTCCAAATGCGATAAGGCCCGGATTGCCGGAAAGATGGAGGTGCATGAGCGCCTCCGTTTTGATGAGAACGGTATTCCCGGGATGTACATCTTCTCCACTTGCAAGGACTGGATACGTACCGTTCCCAACCTTCCGTATGACGAGAAGAAGACGGAGGACGTTGATACCGACGCGGAAGACCACTGCGTAACTGGTGACACACTGGTGCTTACAGAAAAAGGATGGTTGCAAATCAAGGATTTTTCTGATACAATACGTTATGTAGTCAGTCATGACGGAGATTTGCACCGGTGTTACGATGTTCGGAAAACGCAGGAAAACGTTCCTGTGTTTACGATAGAGACCGAAGACGGACGAAAAGTTACCGCCACAGCGAATCATCGGTTCATGCTGGCAGACGGATCATGGAAGCGGCTTGACGAGCTGAAGCCGGGAGACGATCTGATGGAGGTAACGTATGAAGGTCAAGGTCATCAGTCCAACAATTCAGGAGTTTGACGGGGAAAGGTATTATCTGTGCGGCAACTATTTCCAGCACAGAGGGAAGCGTCTTCATGTAGCCGTGTGGAAATACCATAACGGGGAGCCGCTGAAAGGTTATCACGTTCACCACATTGACGAGGACAGATCAAACAATCAGATTGAGAATCTGTGTTTGATGCCTTCCGGGATGCACACAAGTTTCCATCAGAACCAAGAGAAACGCAGAGAGTACCAGCAAAAGCATATTAAGGATATGCGAGAGCTTGCATCTGAATGGCATAAGTCTGAAGCCGGAAAGGAAATGCACAGACGGATTGCAAAGAAACAATGGGAGAACGCTGAACCGATCAAGTACATTTGTACTGAATGCGGGAAAGAGTTTGAGAGCAGGCATCATTACGGACCGAACGAGAATACGTTTTGCAGTCCGAATTGCAAGGCTGCTTTCCGGCGGCACAGCGGGACGGACGATGTTGACAGGGTATGTGCTTATTGCGGAAAGACATTCCGAGTAAACAGATACTCAAAAGCGCAATGTTGCAGCCGTGACTGCGCGGTGAAACGAAGGTGGAATAAGTGAAGATAGCATCCATAACGCCCGCTGGCAAAGCGGACGTTTTTAATATGGAGGTTGAAGGCACACATAATTATGTAGTGAATGGCGGGTTTGTGGCTCATAACTGTTATGACGCAACTCGCTATTTTCTTATGGACCATCCCGTGACGGCAAGCAAAAAACCACCAAGAGAGTACAAACCGTGGTCCCCGTTCGATGAGGATTGAAAGGGTGATTTGAATGAAAGGGACAGACTTAATTAAGTGGATTCAAGAGAATAACGCAGAGGACATCGATATTGTTGTTTGTTATGAACCTTATGTAGGCGAATATGACGAGCCAAGTCCAAAAATAAAAGATGGGATGGTCTATCTGAACTAATGTGGGATTAGCGGGGCGGCGTGCAGACACAAAAAATAAAGAAAGAGGAGGAATCTCCCCTGTTGTTTTTAAAGTCCTGCCCCGCTATCCGTTTTTTGAGGTGATTGCATGACAGACAAAGAAAAGGAATTGCTCGAAGAAGAGTACATCCTTGACGAGCAGCCGCTTGACGAGGAAGACAAGGAACTGCTGGAAAAGATCTATGACCGGCTGGATACGTTCGAGCAGATCAACAGGCCGTACCATGAGGCGGCGAAGGATTGTCGGATGGTTCTTCATATGCAGGACCCGTATCAGGACGATCCTGAAGTCGTTCAGAACAACGGCAAGGAAACGCTTCAGCTTCAGACGCTGAAATCCACGATCAACAATGTGGTCGCGGATCAGATGCTCTCCATGCCTGAAGCAAAGCTCATGCCGGAGACGGCAGAGAAGCAGGAAGCGGCTGATGACTTGCAGGACATGGTCCATTACGTCATTTACTGCGCGAACGACTTTGAGCAAGTGCATTACCGGCGCTGCGAGGACTTCTATGGCGTGGGGACATCCGTTATCCAGACGGCATGGGACGAGGACATGAACTACGGAAAGGGCGAGATCGCTCTGATTCGCTGGCCCATTGAAGCCTTTGTCTGGGACCCAACCGCAGAGCGTTTGCAGGACTGCCGAGCTGTGATGAAGGTTTCGTGGCATCCTCTGTCGTTCTACAGGGAACACTGGCCTGAAGAAGGCAAGTATGTGAACGCCGACGAGAACAGCCACAACAATGTCGGCATGACTGCCGGACAGGAAGATGCGGAACACGCGAACGATGAGAAGCGGGCATTACTGATTGAATACTGGTGGAGAGAGTATAACGCGAAGACCCGGCGGTATTCGATCTCCGTGGCGTATGCCGCTGGGAATGCTCTCCTGTACAAGCAGAAGGATGTCTACAACCACGGAATGTACCCGTTCACGATTGACGTTCACGACAGTGTGGAAGGATCACTGGCTGGCGAGGGCCTCGTCAAGGAACTCGTTCCCATGATGCGGTACATCAACCGGTACGCTGCATATGCTGACATGAATGCCCGGATGTCCTCCAAGGGACGGATGCTTGTCCAGCGGGGGAGCGGGATTGACAAAGATGCACTGACGGACTGGAAAGTGGACGTGATCGAGGGCGACCGGATTGATCCTTCTGCGCTTCAGTGGCTTCAGAACCAGCCGTTCAGTGGGACGATTACGCAGCTCATGACGATGTTTGAGAGCGACCTGAAGGCCGACTCCGGTGCGAACCAGTTCACCCGGGGCGAGACCACGGGCGGCATTGTTTCCGGCAAGGCGATCAACTCGCTGATCCAGGCTGGCGGCAAGGTTGCTTCCATGCGAACAGAACAACTGAAGTACGGATTCAAGGACATGGTTGAACAGATCATCTGGCTGATGAGCCAGTTTTACGATGACAAGCGGACCATGATGATTACGGGCCGACAGGGCCGCAGAGAACTGAAGGTGGACATGGAGAAGCTCTTCGGAAAGAAGGGCAAGGGCGCTGTGAACCCCCCTCCATACACTGTAGAGATCGAGGTTTCCAGCCGTGATCCGCAGAGGATTGCCAATCAGAACCAGATGTTCATGGAGGCGTACACCATGAGCGCCCAGGCACAGCAGTTCTTCCCGTTATCCAGTCTGTTCCAGATCCTGAACCTGGATGGCAAGGATAAGATCCTGCCGGTCATCCAGGCAAACGAGCATTACCAGGAACAGATGCAGGCTATGCAGCAGCAGCTTGAGCAGATGAACCAGCAGATGGAGCAGATGGCTTCCGAAAACGAGAACCTGAAGAAGGCGACAATGCAGATGAGCAACTCGCTGGCAACGATCTCCGCGAGGCGGGGAGGCCAGCCGCAGCAGCAGGGGCCGAATATTCCGGCGGCTGAAGCGGGCGGAGGTCCTGAAGGACCGAATGCGATTGTTGACAATGCAAGGAACATGATGGGAGTTCCGACAGGAGCCGCGTTACCAACATAAGGAGGGATTGATATGTCCAAGAAAGTAAGAACACCCGGCGATTACACAAAGAATATCGGTAATGGCAAGCCGGAATGGAATATGATGCAGAGTTATAATTCAAACAGACTTGGGACTTTGCATCGTATTGAGCCAGCCGCATCAAATAAAGCTTCTGATGTCAGAGAGGCACAGAGCGAGAGAAAGAACAACAGTAAACCCAAATCACAGGAGACGGTCAAGAAAGACACAAGAAAGATTCTGGAAGACGCTTTCAAAAAGAATTCTTTTAAGAGAACCAGCAAAACTTAATAGAGCAATGAGCGCCGCGTTTTCACGGCGCTTTTGCATATATTAACACGCAAGCCGCGTTTTCACGGATGCGCGAAAGGAGATTCACATGAATCCTGAAGAGACCATGGTCGAAAATGAACTCGACGAGGCGACGGACGACACGTTGCCGGATGAAATCGTTGAGGAAGAACCGGACGAGTCCGAAGACCTCGACTCCTATACGGAGAGCGAGGAAGAACCCGCTGAAGAAAAACAGGAACCGGAACCGCAGGCCACGGAACCGGGGTGGATCAAGAAGCGGGTTGAGAAGGCAGTGAACAAAGCCATTGCCGAAACGGAGGCCAGAATGCAGGCCATGTTTGACCAGCAGATGGCTCCCATCCGGGAGAAGATGATCGAAGACGAAGCGCAGGAGCTTGTCAGGAGCAGGAAGGTTGCGGACATTGAGACGGCCCGCGAACTGGTACGGTTTCGCAAGGGCCTTCCGAATGAGCCTGTAGCGCAAGCCGCGCCGCAGCCGCGCAACGAGAAAGGTCAGTTCTCCAATGCGAACACCGTAAAGACGGAGGCCCGGATTGAGATGCTTCAGCATCAGGCTGACAGGATCAAGAACAATGGCGGGCCGGATGTCATCGGTGAGTTTCAGAACAACGAGGAAATCAAGAAAAAAGTAATTGCCGGGGAAATGGACTTCTACGATGTGGCAGACTATCTCAAAACGAAGAAGACGAGCCGCAGACCGCCTTCCCCGGTGCGCTCCCCCAATGGAGCCAGCGGCAACAATAATCCGAACGCCATCGACTCAATGAGCGATGAACAGTTCGAGCGCATGGAAAAGAAAATCTCACAGGGGGCGCGCATCCGACTAACAAAGTAAAAGGAGCGTGTTTCTATGAACTATTCCTATAACGCGAGTATCGCGCCGACTCTTCTGGAGTCCTACCTTCAGCGGCGGGCGCTGAAAAACGTTGAACCCAATCTGGGATACCTGACTGATGCCCAGATGATCGAACAACCGAAGAACAACGGCAAGCACGTAACGTTCTTCCGCTACACCGAACTCCCGGCGATCACCAAGCCCCTGTACGAAGGTGTGACCCCGGATGGTCAGAACCTTGAAGAGACCGCGTTCTCCGTCATGACGAAGAACTACGGCGGCTGGATGGGTTATACTGATGAAATTGATCTCTGGCACGTTGACAGCAAGACACAGGCGATGTCCGACCGTCTGAACCGTCAGGCGGCTCTGTCCATCGACACGGTCGGTCGTGACGCGATCTGCGCTGGCCTGAACGTGATGTTCCCCGCTGGAGTTTCTGCTCGTTCCGGCATCGGATCTTCCAACAAGATCTCCTATGCCATGATTAAGCTGGCGGTGCGGAACCTGAAGATCAAGGGCGCCCAGCCGTTCTCCGATGGTTTCTTCCATGCGAAGATCGACCATGAAACCTACTATGACCTGACGGAAGATCAGCACTGGAAGGATGTCTCCGTTTATCAGAGCGATGAACGGGTGCAGAAGAACGAGCTTGGAACGATCTACAAGGTCAAGTTCTTCGAGGTTGACAATGGCAAGGTCTTCACCGATGAAACCTATCTGTACGGCACGACCGCTTATCTGGCGGCTCCGAACCTCGACTCCGTCTATGACGCGACCAACCGCGTCCTGACGGTTGCTTGCGATTCCATGACCAGCGATCTGGCCCGTGAACTCACTGGCAAGATGGTCTATGTCGCATACACCACTTCCACGACCCGCGATACCAAGACCCTGATGTGCATCGAAAAGATCACTTGGGATTCTTCCTACGCTTATGTCAAGTTCCGTTGGACTCCCGGCACGACCGTGACCAACAACTGGACTTACGCGAAGGATGTCGGCATCATCCCGCAGGGCGGCGGCAACTCTGTTGACGTTCACGCTTCCATCATCTACGGGCAGGATGCCTTTGGCATGGTCAAGCTGGGCGGCAAGGGCAAGCCGAACATCCAGATCATCGTGAAGCCTCTGGGTTCCAGCGGCGACAGCGATCCTCTGAACCAGCGCGGTTCCATTGCGTGGAAGGTTCCGTTCTTTGCTACCGCCGTTCTTCAGGATGACTTCATCGTCCGTCTTGAACACGCGGTCAGCGCCTAATCTTATTCCGGGGCCACTCGTTGAGGGTGGCCCCTTCTTTTTAAGGAGTGATAGATATGTCTGATCCTACACCGACCCGTCAGGAAACGGTAGAAGCCAATCTGGAAGATGTCATCGCCCGCTGGGGTGCGGACGCGACCGAGAAGATTAACACGCAGTGCTTACAGGACATCAATATCTCGCTGGCAATTCTGTGTGACAGCAGTAGTTCCAGCGCATCGTAAGAAAGGGGTTTCCTATGGCTACGAAAACGAAAGGGAATGTTGAGTTTGACTCCCTGACAACGATTACCGAAGAAAAAGAATCCGGCTACAACGGCCCTATGGTTGACATCTTCCTCCCGGCCCTTGAGGATCAGGGACAGGGCGGCATGAAGGTTGACCAGTACGAACACGTTACCATTGCGAACGAGCGCGGCGAGAAGTGCTATAAGGTTCTCCGCGGCGAACACGTTTCTGTTCCCGTCCCCGTGTTTGTTGTTTTGAAAGAGAGATATCCGAAACTGTGAGGTGAACGACCATGACCTTTGCGGAAATTAAAGACCAGATCATGTTCCAGACGAACAACGATGCGGAGGACATTGAAGACTACCTTCCTCACGTCAACGACTATATCAACGATGGATATGATCGGATCGTGAAGGTCTGGACAAAGAATACACACATCCCTACAACTGACTTCCCCCGTCTGGAGAACGACACGGACGTTCCGAGGGTTCCTGAATGGACGCACAGGGCGCTCTGCGATTGGGCGACATGGCTCGTATATCGCAACGGGAACCCGCAAAAACAACAGCGCGGAAGAGCCTATTATGAGTCATTCATGCTGGTCCTCTCGCAGATCGCCGGAGAAGGTGGTCTGGCAGGACTGAACGAGGACGGTTCCACGAAGCAATACAGGAATTTCATCAACATCCCCAGGTAAGGCGGTGATGATATGGCATATTTCAGTTTACACGCCTATGAAGCGGATGTGTGGATTCCTGCATTCAAAGGACTGAATCAGGCAGATGTCGGAATGAATCCGAACACTACATTCGCTGCATACGCGGAGAACGTAGAGACTCCCAATGGCGTTTTGCAGCCGCAGGCAGCGCCGGTGCAAT